TTTTAATCGCCGTCCATAATTCCCCGGCTGCGTTTGCTACCTCGTTAATTTTGGATTTGATACCGCTTTTAATGTTATTGGCAATTGTAGAGCCTACATTTACGGCATCAGAAAACACGTTTTTAATGCTTGCCCAAACGCAGCTAAAGTAGCCTGCCCAACCGTCTACGATGCCTTTAATAGCGTTATATGCGCCCTCAAAATCGCCACGAAAAACGCTTTCAACAGCACTAAATACGCCTTTAATAGTATTCCAAACGTTTGTAAAGTAGCCGCCTGCTACGCTCCAAATAGCCGTTACTGCGCTATACGCAGTGCTAAAATAGCCTGCTACAAGCTGTAGCGCCGGGTTAGAGCTATTGCTGATGCTATCCCAAATAGCTTTAAATTTTGATTTTGCAGTATCCCAAACGCCTATAATTTTATTAAACACTGATACGGCAGTATTTGTAATTGCAGCCCATGCATTAACAAATACGGCTTTTACATTTTCAAAAATCGATGTAAACCAATCTGCTACGGTTTCCCATGCCGATTTAATGGTTTCCCATGCAGATACAGCAGCCGCTTTAATCTCGTCCCAATGTTTAACACAGATAACGATAACAGCAACGAGGGCTGCTATAGCCACAGCCACAACCGCAACAGGGTTAGCAGACATTGCAGCGTTTACAGCTAATACAGCTTTTTTCAACGCAAGCAATACGCCGCCTGCCTCTGCTACGTAACCAATCACAGCAGATACAACAGTGCCGATAACCATAGCTGCCTTAAACGCTACAAACGCAGCCGCCGCAGCCTCAATAATAGGTACAAGGTTGGTAACCGTATTAATAACGCCGTCAACCTTTTCTATAACACTTTCGGGGTTAATGTCTGCCAATTTAGACGAAATGTTATCGAGAGCATCAGATAACACCGGGGAAAAACGTTCAAACACTGTAGTTAGTAGGTTAGTGCCTGCGGCTTTAATTCTATCCGTTTTAGTTTGGATAGTGTTAGCCATTATATTGTATGCGCTTTGCGTTGCCCCGGCACTGTGGGCTATTTCCTCTAGGCTTTCCCCGAAATAATCCAACCCCTGCGCTACAATGGCGTTACTAGCCTTGCCTGCCTCTGCGCTACTCCACAGATTCATTAAAGCCGTGCTATCCTCTCCGCATACATCATACAATACGCTCAATACATCGTTGAGGTTATAGCCGCTATTCATTAGCTCGTCAAAGCTTTGCCCGGTTTTATCCTTTAGCGTTTTGGCAACATCTGTACCGCTATCGCCTAACTCTTTCATCATTGCAGAAATGTACGTTGTACTTTCCGCAGTATTGATGCCGCCTTTAGTAAGGCTAATATATGCAGCCTCAATATTGGACAGGTTAACCCCGTATGCGCTGCCTGTTGCTATTGCTTTACCTATAACGTTAGACAACTCGCCAACGGTTGTTACGCCTCTGTTTTGTACAGTTATAAGGCTATCAGCTATGCTAGTCATACTGCCTGCTGCATCGCCGTATGCATTGGTAGCTGTGGTTAATACAGAAAGTGCGCTATCCGCATCGCTAAAGCCTGCGGCTGCAAGTTTAGCCGCTACCTCTACGGTTTCAAGCGCCCCTGCGGTATCGCCTGTTGCAGAAATGGCGTTATATGCTGCGTTTGCCAAATCCGTAGCAGCTATGCCCGTTGCGTTGCTCAATTCTTTAAGCCCTGCGGACATATCACTATAACTGGTTTGGCTGCTGTCCATAATGGTTTTAGTTTTGGAAAAACTGCTTTCCCACTCTACGCCGCTTTCGTATGCGTATTTAGCAACCTGTGATAAAGCCTCTACAGCCTTTTCGAAAGCTTTCGCCATTGCCGTACCAATAGCAATGGCACGGGCAGTTAATCCGTCACCCGATTTATTAAGGCTATCGCCTGCCTGCTGTAATCCACGCTCGTAACCGTCTGTATTAACGGTTAGCGTTGCTTCCATTTCGTAAACACTATTTGCCACGTTGTTTACTCCTCTTTAATTAAGCCCATGCCGTTAACGATGCTGTTTACTATTTCCTCTGCGCTGCGGTTGTCCTTTGGCGCAGGGTTAATTAATTCGCTGTAACGAACTGTAATAGAGCTACCGCCGTTAGCTTTAGCCGTATTCTGCGTTAACATCATTAAGGCATCCGTTACGTAAAAACGGAACGCCTGTGCCTCTATATAATGCTTATACCGGGCGCAGGCGTAGTTAATAAACCGTCTTACATTGTTACCCCTAAACTCATTTAAGCAGAGGAAAAGCAGGGTTAACTCGCCCTCTGCAAGCCGAAAAGCGCCATCAATTCCTGGTCTGTACACATATCGATAACATCAGCAAAAACGGTAGCAGCGTTGCAATGGTAATCGTTAACCGGGGTATCATTCAAAATGGCTAACATTTCTAAAACATCGGTTTTATGTTCTTTCAAAAGATACCGGGCAAATTCAATACCGTTACTGCGCTTTGCTGCGCTTGCCTTGTCCTGTACGATACGGCTAATAGGCTCTAGCAAATCGCCTACAACCTCTAACGCCTTTTCGTCTTTAAAATCGCTCAATTTCATGTGTTTTAATCTCCTTTTAGTAATATACGGCTACGTTTGGTAACGCAGCCGTATTTATGTTTTTTAGCAGTTTAAGCGCCTGCCTTAATATAAACCTCAAACGGCACAGTATCTTGTTCTGCGCTGCTGTAATGGGCTGTAAATTCAAAAGCAAATTTGCCTTTTTCCTTATCGCCCGTGGTAAGCTGCAAGCCGCCCGTACTGATAGTATTCATGAGGTGTACGGCGCAATAACCTGCTGTATCTCCATCGTTTTTATCGGAGTAATCGCCAATCCACCACAAATCTTTAAAATCTGCCTGCTTTACGCTGTTACGGGGTACAATGTGGGTAGCATCGCTGCTATCTGCATCGGCTGCGCCAATCAGACGGGTAACGGCGGCAGCATCCACCGTAACGAATGTGCCGGACATTTTAACCTCCCACGATTCAAGAACCTTAAATTCTTTCAGATTCTTACGGGCGTTATCGATGTTATCCGCAAAATCCGAAAAAGTAGGTGTAGCAACGATGTTAACGCCGTCCGTAGTAGCTGCGATGATATCACCGATAGCCATAGTAGAGGGCGTAAAGCTGCTAACAATAATGCCTGCGTTAAGCTGGATTTGCTTAAACGCATTTTCGCTAATTTTGGTAAATTTCATATGTGTTTACCTCTTAAATTATAAAATCCTGTCGCAACAGATTTATATAACGTAGTTTAACGTTTGTATCCGTTTCATCTGTTGCGTTAACGCAAAACGGGTTACCCGGTGTTAACCAAATAACTCCGCTATCACAACGCAGCGTAACGCCGCCGTTTTTAAACCGTTCACGTATCTGCCGTACTTTTGCGTTTGGCGTAGCCTCGCTTTCCGTGTAGTACCAAAGCCTAAACGTTATATCCTGTGTATCGCCAAACGTGCAGCCGCTACCGTTTGAGTATGTAGCGTAGGGCAATTGCTGCCCGTCCTTAACTGCTGTATCGGGCAGGGCGGTTAACCCAAATGAATTAAAAAACGTATGTAATGCTGCATCTGCTGTCATGTCAACGCCCACGCCTCCGCAGTAAACATAGTTAAATCAAAACTTGCAGCCGCAGGCGTTACCGCATCGCCGGGGTTAGTGGTAATTCGGTAAACCTCGCCGTTAGTGGCTTTGATAACATCATGAAAAGCTAAACCGCAGTTTTTAGCGCCGTAAAACTTAAACACGGATTTTACCCCGTCCTTTTCTGCTATACGGGCAGCTAATGAGCTATCGAAAGCACGGCTTAACACTACGGTAGCGCCTGCCTGCCATGATACAACGTTGCCGCCCTCACCGTCCGCAGTGCGCACTTTTTCCATGATTGTATACGTTTCTGAAAAATCGTTTAGCAGGCTCATTATAACCGCCTCCATGCTCTCAAACGGGCGTTAAATGCGGTTTGCCAATTGTCCACGGGTTTACCGTTAACGTTGGCTTTCGTGTAGCTATAGCCGTTAAAGCTTTCGCTTTGGTACGGGCTTGCGCATGACTCCCCGTGTTTAGCCTGCCATGCCTCTATATCGTTAACCAATTCCATAAAGCGTGGAGGTATGCACATGGGGAGTACACTACCGTTAAAGCTCTCGTCAACGGCAAAAACCGCAGGGTATTTATAAACCCCATCGTTAAACGCAGAGCCTTTAACGCAGAAAAATTGCCCCTCTTTCATAAATGGCAAGTTCATACTTCCGTTTTCAATTTCAAAGCTGCCGCTAACCATAGCCCCGGGCTGCGGAAAGAAATTATTAATACTTTTGCAAATTTCGTAAAGCATTTGTTAAGCCTCCGCAGCCTCAATAACTGCTATCATTTCGCCTTTAGTTTGTCTATTGGCGTTAACCCCCGTAATCCCTCGCTCATCGGCATAGCTCTGCAATTCTGCTTTAGTCATGCTGCTATAGTCAACGGGCGAGGTTTCCGGGGCGCTACGGGTTAGCGCCGCTGTTAAGCCTGCGCAGTAATAGTACCCTTTACGATGCCTGCGAGGTTTTCGGGGAAAATAACCAAACCGCTAACAACGGTATCTGTAGCAGTCATGTTGCTATAATCGGCATCCTCGTGAATACCAATATAGCCCGTTTCATCGCTAGTAAAGGCGAAAGCATCACCCATATCTTCGCCGTTAACAGGAATGTAGTAAAGCACAAGGTTTTCCTTTGCAGTAGCATAAAAGCTGCCTTTAGTAACGCTGCTGTTAAGAATCAGAGTGCCCAAACCGAGGAAATTTTCAACGTAGGACATACCGAAAGCGGTCTGTACGGTAATGTTAGCGCCGCCGAGGTAATCAGCCACATCAAGAGGGTTAACAAAGAAAACGCTTTCAATTTCGCTGTCCTCAAAAAGCACTTGCAGCTTGCCCCATGCGTTAGCAAGCGCAGCCTGCAAGCCTGCCCCGGTAGCAGTGCCAGTGCCCGTAGCGCAAACGGTAAAGAAATCGCTACGGATTGTTTTCTGCACATCCTTAAGCATACGTTCGGTAGTCATGTCTACCGCCTGCTCGTAGCCATACTTAATAATTGCCTCTGCGGTAGTAGCCTTGCGCCACTTTTTGAGGGTAATATCGCCCCAACTATTTGCGGTTACCGCATACTGGGAAAGGGGGATAGTTTCGCCCTCGCCGGGGTTGGTAGTGGAAAGAGTGCCGCTTGCGGTATAGGTCTTAAGGGTAGTGCCTGCCTGCATAGGCACTTTACGGGTTACGCCAAGTGCCTCAACGAGCTTTTTAATTGAATCGGTAAAGCGCAGGGTAAAATCTACCTCTCTAATCTGCGCATTAGTCATTACTGTAGTAGTAATAGTGTTAGTAGCTGCTGCCATATCAATAGCCTCCAAATTTAATTAACGGAACAAATCGGCATTTTCGGCAATCGCCTTCCGCCTTTCGGCTTTATCGGTAATCGCCATGATTTGTTCTTTTGTCATTTTGCCGCCCGTGCTGCCTGCCGGGGGGCTGCTTACATCTGCGCCAATTTCACCCGTTGCCGGGATAAATTCGGCGTAATCCTGTTTAATAGATTCGGTTAGCTTGTCTACGCCTTTGATAGCGCCTGCCTTGTCAAGCTCGATATCATCAACAGCAGTAACTTTCATAATTGCAGCTATGCGCTTTTCCGAAACGCCCAAACCGTTAAGCAGGGCTTTAAATGCCTGCTCTTTAGCGCCTCGTGTTTCTCGTGCTGCTGCCTCTGTGATATTCTGCTGTAACTTTTGTTCTGCCTGCTGCTGCGCCTGCTGTGCTGCCTCTAAATTTCTAGTAGCCTCGTCAAGCTGCTTTTTGAAATCGTCCCGGGCATCTCTAACCGTATCTACCTCTGCGTGAATGTAGTCAAGCAGTTTTGTAATAACTGCATCATCTACCTCTGCGCCCACAATGTTACGCAAATCGCTGCGTTTCGCCATAACTAACAATCTCCCTTGCACGGGCGGCAATGCTCTGCCCGTTAGTTTTTAATTCGGCTTAATGCTTTAAGCCTAACTTACAGCCTACACTATATAACCGCTGTAGGTACGATTTACGCCAATAATAAAAGCCCTGCGCCGTAGCGCAGAGCCTTATTTTTTTAACGCATCCTCGATTATTTTAAAGTAAACCTTGCCCCTACGGGTAATAGTAGGCTTTAGAAACGGTTTCGGCGGCTGCCCTATCGTCCTATGCCAATTTCCTGCTGCATCTCGCCACGCCCACGGGGTATCCCTGCCGCCCGGTACGTATGCGCCCGTACCCATTTCAACGTAAATGGCATAGTTAACGTTAGTGCCTACGTGTATAACCGTCTTTTTAGCGCCGCTATCTACAGTGCTTTCTAGGCTGCCTGCAAGGTTACCCGTTGGGTGTTTCGTCACTTTCTGCACGGTTTCGGCTATATCGTTAGCTGCTTTCTCCCCGGCATCCGTTGCCCCGTCCTTTAACCGCCTGCGCATTTCCTGTATAAATTCCTTGCTATTATCGGTTATCTTAACGTTAGCCATTACTTTAGCCCTGCCTTTTTACGTGCTGCCTCTAAATCCCGGTAATACTGGTTTTCTTTTCTATCAATATCACGTAGAGCCGCAGCCCGTTGCCTATCTGTAATACGGCTATCGTTGTTAATGCGGTTACGCTGCGCCTCAAAATCGCCGCCGTATTTTCCTATTAGCTCTACTCGCATAGTTTGGTACACTATCAACGCATCGTCTTTGCTGCCCCATTTTTTAGCCGCTACAGCGTTTTGCCATTGTATATAATCCTCTGCTGTATTAACGTAAACAAAACCGCTGTTATCATCGTAATCGGGCAAGTATTTGCCATGCCTGCAACGGCAGTTATAGATTTCCGCAGGCAATTTGCCTGCCTCTCCGGGGTACATTAGCCCATTAGGGTATTTTTCGTCATACGGCATTGTAACCCCGTCTAAATGAATGTGGCTTGCACGGGTTACTGTATCTATATGGCTGTACCAACGTTTGTAAACCTTTACGCCCTGTTTTGATGCCTCGTGCATGGCGTTTTGCCTGCCTGCGTTACGTGCGCCGTTTGTGGCGGTACGTGCAGCACGGAGGGCGCTAACCCTGCCCATATCGGGAATATCATTCTGTAACCCGTCTGCTATCTGCGCTATAGATTTACCCTGCATAATGCCGCCTGTAACGTGCTTTGTAATAACACGTTTGCTATAGTCTAAATCTATGCCTCGCATTTCGGCTTTTAATGAATCGTATTCTGGCATTACATCCGGGCTTTCGATTAGCAGCCGCCTAACTGATGTATCACTAAACAGCGTTAAATCTAGGTTAACGCCATCTGCGCCCATTAGCTCCGCAATGCTGTAACCCTCGTAGTTAGAATTAACGGCGAAAACATCCGGGATAACGTTTTTAATGTACTCCCGGGCTAAAGCATCCGCATCAGATACACGCCCTGCTAGTGCCTCTCGCATTGCCTCAAAACGGTTACCCCTGCCTATTTGGTTATGCAGCCATTGCTTGTAGTAATCCTCTGTTATGGCTAGGCTTTCCCATTTATCGTATTGAGCCTGCGTTATTGCGCCGCTTTGCAGCCTGCGCAGCATTTCGGGCTTGTTTGTAATTAGCCTGCTGCGCATATCTGCATCACGTTCTATTAAGCCTCTAGTATATTCAGATATAACCCCGTCTAGCTCCCGTATAGCATCCTCATACGCCCCGGCTATTTTGCGCTCTAAAATTTCTAACTCATCGTCTGTATACAGGTCTGCGTAATCGTTTGGTTTATCTGCCATACGTTACGCCTCCTGTGCTACATCCTCTGCGGCAGGCTCTGCGTTATCGTCTGCTGCTGCATCTGCGGCAGGCTGCACGGCTGCGGAAATGGCAAAGCGTTTAATATCCTCGTCCTCTTTCCGTTCAATAATAGCCGCTACCTCGTCCGGGGTTAAAAACGGCAGTTTGTTTAGGATGGTTTCAGTATCGAGGTATGCAGAGGCACTTAAAATCATTTCGGTAGATTCACGCTGATTACTAATTCTGTTGCGTTTAAACACTGGTGTATCGTCTATGCCTTGCAGCCGCAAAAGCTGTTGAATACATTCAATCAATTGATATTCAAAATCATCTGCGTTTTCGTCTAGCGGTTGGTATGCAGCATCAATATGGTCATTCGTAGCGCCTGCGGCAACGGTATGTACATCCAATGCGCCGAAATCGTTATAAATTCCCGTGCGCATATCGTCCAAAAATTTAAGCCTTGCCTCCGTGGGTATCTCGCTCTTGTACGGGGTAATAGTAACATCATCAGCGTTATTTACGTTTGCTATGTGATGGTATTTCATGCGCCTGCGGAAATCTGTTACATCTTTATCCGTCATACCGCCTGCGTTGGTAATCAGCCATACCGCCTCTGCTACGTCTGACAAATCGTTACAAAATCCCGATTCTACCAAATCTATAGCATCGATTTTAGCCCGTAACCCTACAAGGGTAGATTGCTGCAAACGGCTACCGTAAAGAGGTACAATAGGCAGGCTGCTATAGTTTTCCTCGCCTACAATTTCGGCTTTACAATCAGCATCGGCTTTACGCAGGGTGATACGGTACGCCCGTTTCTCCTCTGTTACTGTAAAGCTGCTGCCCGTTCTGCTGCCTTTGAGCCTTGTATATCCGTCCTCCTCATATAGAACGGCAATAACGGGCTTTTCCGCATCTACTTGCCAAAACCTAACGCCTGCACGTAGCGCCCCGGTTTCCTCGTCCCACAACGGTACAAACTGCGTTACCGGGAAAACGTGTACATGGTTTAAATTCCAAAACAAAAAGCTCTGCCCGTGAATCTGTGCTAGGTAGCCTGCCTGCTTAATACGTGTATCGAAATCTGCGCCTAGCTTGCCTTTAGTAGCATCGTTGGTAAAGTAAACGCCATTGCCTAGGGAGTAGGTAACACGCTGCGTATTAAGGCGGTTAAACAGATTGCAGCACAGCTTGTTATTAGTAGCCTCCAAATCAACAGCCCTGCGCCCGTCCTCTGTATACAGCCATTGCGCAAAATCCATAATAGTTTTATTACGCTGTCTATCGTACAAATTGGCTACGCAAGCCGTACGGTATACATCGGTAGCCCTGTGCCTAGTAATCGCCTTTTGTACAGCGCCCGGTAAATCACTGTAATCTTTTTGGAAATCTTGATATGTATACATTTGTATACCTCCGTTACATTCTGCGCACTAGGCGCAGGGTTTTTACAAAATAACGTAAAGCATCTAACGCATGGTCATTACTTTTAATAGGCGCATCCTCGCCCCGTTCTGCTGCTTTTGTATCCCATGCGTAAACGCTAAACTCATCTATTAGCCCCCGGCAGCTACTCATTACCGCTATATTATTCTGCCGCAGCATTGTGCTAACATCGGCTATACCATCTAGCACGGCATTATCTGCGCCTCTAGTGTGGTAACCCCTCTTGCGTAACTCTACGATTAGCGCCGCTGCGCTAGGGTCTATGATAACTTGCCTAGGCTCAATAATCCTTTGCTCACTATCACGGGGTAATATGTCCTCCATGCCCTGCGCTAATTCCTGTACCGTTAATTGCCTGTGGTTATCCCTGCCGCTATAGTAATACTCGTTTAATACTATCCAACGGTTACGGTTTCTTTCCTTACGCAGCAGCAAAAACACGGTAGCATTTTGTATGCCGAAATCGCTTGTAATATAATAATCGCCCTCTGTATCGGGTACGCTGTGCAGCACATGGTATTCCGGGTTAAACATATCATATATTAGCCCCTCTGCATCGCATCGCTCCCCTAATATATCCCTCCTGTACCATACGCTCTGCTTATCGTACTGCGCCTCAATTTCTGCCAATCTCTCCGCAGTTATTGTAGCGTTATCACGTATAGTAAAATGGGCGTAGCAGTATTTAGCGCCTAGCTGCTCCGGGAATTTATCGATATAGTTTTTGTAAATCCAGTTAGCAGGGCTACCGGGGTTTAAATCCCAAAACACTTTACGCACACGGGCAGCTAATTGGCGGTTGAAAGCCTCTTTAATCGTGTTTTCATGATGTAGGTTAATTTCTGTGGCTATCCACATACCGTAACTATTACCACGGATTTTCTTAAAGCTGTCTGCCTTTGCCGCACCCGAAAAGATAACTATATATGTACGCCCGTGTGAGCTAATCTGTAGCGCCTCGTTACCCTTGTATTTCGTCCACTTGCAGCGCCCTCTAAATATATGCTCTAGCCCAAAGCCGTTACAATCGCCAATGTTTAATTTAGCGTTTGCGCTTGTGCTGCCTGTGGCTAAATGTATCCTATCGGGGACACCCATTTCTATTAAGTGCGCAAATACCGCCACATTATCCACGGTTTTGCCTGCACGTACTGCGCCCTCTGCTACGGATATAGTAGCCGCCTGCGCCGCCTGCATATACGCTATATGCTTTGCCCCAAAACGGGGTTTTAACGTTACTGTTTTAGGCATCGGGAAAAGCCTCGCTAAAGTATGCGACGCTGTCCTCTGTATCTACCGCATCCTCCGGGATATCACGCTGCATGAGGTACTGTTTACCTAGCCAAATAGCCATAGCTGCGTTACGTTCTGCTAGTCTAAATTGCGCCCTGCGTAGGCTCATTTTACCGCCATCGCTGTATTTTTTATATGATTGGGAAAAACCCATGCCGTAGCGCTCTACGCATAGCCTGTCTATCGTTTTGTGATCTGTATCGGTTATGTTTTCAATCTCTGCAATCGTGCATTGTATTCTACATAACCCCTCAAACATTCTGTATTGCTCATCGCTCCATTGCTTTTTCGGACGAGCCATAAATAACACTCCTTATTAATCTGCGGCTAAAATATCCCACGGCTCTGCGCCGGGGCTTGCCCACCAATTGCCAAACTCACTAACAATAATATTAAAATCCTCAAAATCGTGCGGAATAATGCTAAACCTAACGCCTGCTGCTGTTGCCTCGCTGCCTACGTGCAGCAATTCATGCCACATCAATATTTTTAACTGGTTTTCGCTAAAATCCGTAACGTTAGGCTCGTATACCGTAATAATGAAATCATACGGCATAAACGTTTTAAACTTGTATTTAACCTTTTCACAATCTGCGCCCACTACTTTTCCGTTTTTGGTTTTTGCAGCATCGCTAGTAATATACGCAATCCTAACGCCGTTTTCTTTTATGTGCTGCAATTCGGGCTTTTTATCTATAACCGCCTCTGCTATAGCTCTGTAGTAATCGTTAATCTGATATTCTGCCACGTTATCACCTCATAATAAAAAAACCCCCATACCCGGAATTGCACCGGGGCTACCGCCGCAACGGTAGAGCCGCTATATTATGGGGGCTGCGGCTTATATGTCAAAAGGAGAGAGAAAGGAAAACATATGGGTAAAACTCATCAAAAACCCCATATTGCAGTATAAATATAATCTGCAATACGGGGCTTTTTACGCCAACTATTTAACTGTATAGCCCATTTTTGCAGCCGTTAAGTAAATAAAATCCTGTACCCATCGCTGCGCCGTTCTTTCGCTAACGTGGTTATCTAGGCAAGCTAAACGAAAGCCGCTTGTTTTTTTCATGTAAACCGATTGTATCAGCCGTACCCGGAAATACCCATCCTCTAGGGCTGCGGTTTCTGCAAGTGATTGCTTAATAGCTGCGGCAGCAATCGTAGCTTGTATGCTGTCCTCTGCCTCTAAAGCAGCAGGGTAGCGCCGTATGCAGTTTTTAACGTGAGCGTACCAATAATAACGATGTTTACTCATTCTGTTTACCGTCCATTTTAGCGCCGCAATTAGGGCAGTAATTGCCCCTTGTTGCGTACTCATCCGATGCCGTTAACCAATCCCCGCAAACGGAGCAACTACACGAGCCTGCCGGGAATCCTCCAATGTTAAACGGCGCTTTTTCACCGGGGTAAACAATTTTTTCACCTAAATATATTTTGCTTTCCGCAACCCAATACCCACGATTTACCGGGGCTACCTCTGCGGTTTCCGTTTCTGCCAAAATATCCGCAACGCCCTGTATAGCCTGCTGCATATCCTCATCATCAAAGCTGCGTTTATACTGCATAAGTGCATCATATAATTTTGTCAAATCTATATATTTGCTCATTTCTCTGCCTCCAATCGCAACCCAACCGGGATATCATCTCCTTCCCAATCTATGCGCTCACAATGGTTAATTTCTGCGTAGAAATCGAAAAAAGCCCGTGCTGCATCCTCGTTATTAAATGTTGCTAGTTTGGTTATTGTGTTATCTTTTACCATAAGCAAACAAGGCTTTTTGCGCTGCGGCAGCAAATAACCAACAGCAATAAACCTGTTATTATTAAAGCCGTATCCTATCATCTCTCTGCCTCCGTACCGCCGTAATTGCAGTAACCGTTAATCGGCATAATCGTATCATGCAGGCGGCAGTTAACAAAAAGCCCGTCTTTATACGCATCCGCATTAAAGCACCGGGCGCAGCGCACTAACTCCGCAGGGAACGCTTTTAACGGCAGGCGCTTGTACAATTCCTGTACGGTTGTATCATTAACCGTAATTACGTATTCCTTAACCGCCATATAAAACCCTCCGTATAATATAAGCCAAAATAGCCACAGTAAACGCCACAGCGCTGCAAGCTAAATCTACTTTTAGCCAACCCTGTATATTATCGTTTGAGCCTATAACCAACGCAGCGTGTAGCACTATCGCTATAGCAATTATCGCAAACGCTATAATATCGCATACGTTCACGCCTCTACCTCCTATATCAGCATATCCAAATACTCCCGGGCTTTCCGCAAATCCTCTGCGCCGTTTTTGTTTTCGTAACGGCAGATATATTTACAGATATTGCCCAATAGGAAACCTTTATATTTCTCTGCGCCAAACCATGCCCGTATAACCTTTATACACTCAAATTCGGGCGATACGTTGTAGTGCTGCGAATGATGTACCGCCGCTGCCTGCGCTGCCTTTTCTGCCTCCGGGCAATCAGCGCAGCCGCCCGTGCAGCCGTTGCAGCCGTTACCGTATTCCAAACAGCCGCCGCATAGCTCTGTTTTAACCGTGGTTTTTATTTCGTCCATTACTTGCGCCTCATCTTTCTGCCGCAATTAGGGCAGTATCTAGCCCTCGCCTCGTCCATCATTACCGCATAGCCGCCGCAGGCGCTACATTGTGCCTCGATATTGTGCGCCCTGCTGTTTACTATCTCTACCGGGCTGATGTTTTCCCATGCGCCCAAAAACTCGTTATTAGTGGTAATGTACATTTTCCCGTAATGGCTCATTTATCGCCCCTCCAATCAATTACAGCGCCGCCAACGGTAAGCAGCACAAACACAAAAGCCGTTACCAAAGCTGCCGGGTTATTTAATACTGTCACTGTTTACCGCCTCCGTTTCTCTCATACCGTACAGCCCACGGTACAAAATGTGCGCCGCAAATCTGCTGTAATTCTGTATCTACTTTTTTCTGTGCCGCCATTACTAACGGTAAATCATACGTAAATTCCCTAAACTCGCCCTTTTCCGTATCGTAGTAATCTTTACGCCCGTTTAACAAAAAATCGTCCCGGTGTTTATCCTCGCCTTTAGGTAGCTCTACGCTGTAGTAATCATCCAACGTTGTTGTAACAATCCACGCCCAACGCTCTGTAAACCTGTCGAGGAAACGTTTTAGCCGCTTTTCTGCAAAACCGAAAACATCATGCAGGGCAAGTAAACACGCATCGCAAACCATTTGCCTAGCTGCGTTAACACGCTGTGAAACATTCGTGTTAATCATGTTTTATAATTCAGTTTTAGAAACTATAACGTAATCTGTGCCGTTGCACTTGTTATAGCCGTTTATAACGATGTTTAGCCCTTTTTCGTTTCGTGGTATCTGTACCATTGTTACCTCCCCGTAGAGCCGAAACCATTAGCGCCCCTATCGCTTGCCTGCCCCTCTGTAAACGCTGTAACAACATCTACCGCCGGGGTTTCACAAGGAATAATAACCAATTGGCTAATTTTCTCGCCGGGGTTAATGATTCTCAAATCATCGCCGTTGTTATACAGCTTAACCACGATGCTGCCCGTATAGCCTGCATCTATCAGCCCCTCGCTAGTAATATCCCGTCTAACGTTCAAGCCGCTTTTGCTAACAAGCAGCCCTGCGTAGCCGTATGGCAAGCTAATGTGTACCCCTGTATCGAATACCGCAGAGCTATGAGGCGCAATATAAACCGCCTCGCCGTTGCTTTTGCTGTAAATGTCTATCCCTGCATCGCTGCCGTGCGCCCTCGTTGGGGTTACCGCCCCGGCATCTAAAATAACCTGTATTGTTTTCATTTCCGTAGCTCCTTATTTTTTAGCTTTATCCTTTATTTTGCTGTGAGTCATTCGGCTAACGCTGTGCGTTCTGAAATCGCTAAACATGGCATCCTTTTGCCGCAGCTTGCCTAGCTCTCTGTTAAACTGCCAAAATTCTTTATATGCAGGGCAAGGACAATCTACGCCCCTGCCCGGGCAATCCTTTATGCACGGGTTTTTAACTGGTTTAGGCGGCTTGTTATCTATCATGCCTGCTGCGCCCCGTCCTCGCCGCAGACTACTACGGCGCTGCCGTCTACGCTTGCTAAAGCCTCGTAGCGCTTGCACTCATCACGCCATTTAACCCGGTCTGCCTCTACAGCAATCAGCAGCCGCCGTACATTGGAAAGCTCCCATGATGCAGCATCGAGGTTTTTAGCCATTAATGATAAATCGCTTTTGCTTTTGTCTATTTCACGCTCTAGCTTGTCAATAATAGCCGCCTGCGTTTCGTAGCCTTTAAGCCACCCTTTACGCTCTGCCTGCTGATACGCCATCAACTCGCCTTTAGTGGATTTGAGCTTTTTAAGGTTGGCGTACTGTATCAGCATAAGAATAGAAACGATAATTACGGTTAAAATTGCAGTTTTCATTTTTATTACTCTCTCCTATGTAATTAAATTTTAGATAAGATTTCGTCAAAATCTGCCGGGATTGTTACAGCTTTACTAGCATCGTAATCTGCCGCCGTTGTGTATTTTCTCTGCGGCTGCTGCGGCTTTCCTCTGCCCAACCTATCAAACAGAATCCCCCGGTAATTGTTTGCCATACTCTCGTTAATTACTGCTATAACGGCATCTGCGCCGTATTGTGCAGCGTTGTTATTTACATTCGCTATGAGAGCCTGTAACCCCTGCGGCTTGTACGCCTGCCGCATTTCGGTTTTGTATCGTAACCAGTTTTTGAAAGCCTCCAGTAACGGCGCAGGCATTGAGCTACATAGAGCATCGATATCAATAGATTTCGGCTTTTTCGGCTGCGCTTTAGCGCTACCAATATTATCTATATCTCTATATATATCTATATCTCTATCTCCCGTAACGTTGTTCGCCGCCTGCGTAACGTTGGCGTAACGTTGTTCGCTTTCGTTACGCTGTTGTTCGCCTGCGTTACTGTCTACGTTACGCTCTGCCTGCTTTTTACGCTCCCGGTAGCTCCGCATACGCTCTGCCGCTGTGGTTTCGCTGCCTGCCATGCTACAGCCATACTCAAACATAAAGCCGTTGTCTAGCTGTACTGCTAAATCATGCTGTAACAGGTACGAAAGCGTTAGCCCGGTTGTTTCGCTGTCCTCGCTAATATCATCTGCTATAACCTCGCATAACTCGTTAAAATCCGTGCTGCCGTGCAGCCAATCGTAAACAACCCTGCCGCCGCTTTTAGCCGCCGTTATAAGCAGCTTTTGGTAAACAATTATGCAGCTATCAGAAATGCGCCGCAGGCGCTTTATACGTGTACTATCGTAGAAATCTACGGGCAGTTTTATCCAAAGTAGCAGCGCCTCTTTACCCATGCTGTAGCGCCTCCTTTGGTTTAATCGTTTTCATTAATCTCTACCTCTATCCTAGGGTTTTTTCTGTCCTGTTTGAAATCGTCCTTTAGCCCTGTTACGTATCGTTGGCTATCGTCCTTTAATACTTTCGTCTGCACTAGAGCATCGAAAATAACTTTATGTGCAAAGCCGCTTATATTGTCTACATCTCTAGTTTTAGTAGGCTCGTAGTAGGTAAACGATACTGTTACAGGCTTTTCTATGTGCGTACCGTGCAGGCATCGGCTAACGTATAGGGCGCAGTATTGTTGATGATGTTTTTTTAACTGCGCCCCTACATACGGGCTTTTTCTGTCTGCCTCTATATAATCGTTCAGGCTAGGTAAACGCCCCGGTATCGTTATGCGGTACGTTTTCAAATTTCGCCGCCCGTTGCCCATTCTCGCCACATAGCCCTGTTGTTTTCCCGTTCTGCCTGTACGCTTGCGCTGCTGCGCAGATTTGGGTAACACTCCTGTACTTTTTGGCGTGTGCGCCGTATGGTTTCAAATGACGGCAGCGCATCGTTAAAAAGCAGCGTTTCAAACGGTGCTGCCGTGTTAAACCCCATGCGCTTATATACCGCCAAAATTAACGTTTTATCGCTATCCCGTGCTGCCGGGGTATCTATAAGGATATCCGTAACAAGTAGCTTTATTCTGCCGTTTGGGGCGCATTTCATAACGTTACCTCCTGTTAGAACGGCAATTCGCTATCGCCATCATCTGCGGCAAACGCCTGCGGCTGCGGCTCTGTATCTGCCGCCTGCTCTCGCTTGCCTCCGCAAAAATCCACGGTAGAAACAAGGATTTTTGCATCCGTCATTTTTACCCCGTCCTTATTGGTATAGCTGCCGATTTCAAGCCGCCCGGTAATAATCGCCATATCGCCACGGTTAAACCATTTGCCGATAAAATCAGCGGTTTTACCAAAGGCAGCACAACGGGCAAACGTTGTAGTTTTATCGCCTGCTGCGCCCCTGCCATCGTTTGCGATGGTAAAATTAACGTACTGGTTACCGCTTGTGCTTGTCTTTACCTCCGGGGCGGCTGTAAACCGCCCCTGCATTACTACGTGATTAAGCATTTATTAACCCTCCTGTTTTCTCATGCAATTTCCGCAGAGGACAGCGCCGCCGTAGCGTTTGCGGCTTAAATCAATTACCTCGCTAACCTCCATGTAACTGCCGTTTTTCTTTTTCATTCTTTCAATAGTGCCGCCGCAGCTTTCGCACTTGCACACTACGCCCGGAGTATCGAGCAATGCCGCCGTTTTATCCTTGCACTCTGTTGCTTTTTTTGCCGCATCCCGTTCTGCCGCCTCTGCATCTAGCTGTGCGCTCGTGATTTTATCGGGGTCATCGCCTGTAGGTATGCAGAACGTACGCAGAAACATATATTTATAAGCATATGTCATAGCTTTACCGCTGCCCTTGTCCTGTGTATCTGCGCCATCGCCGCAGCTTACAACCTCTATAAAATCGGTTTCATCGTCTGCGTTTACAATGCGGTATGTAACATCAACGTGTGTAATAGTGCCATCACGCTGCCAACGCTGCGCCACCGGGTAAACAATGATGCCGTTTTCTACAAGTGCCTCGTGCATGATAGAGGTAACCTTTTCCTCACTCATGGCTTTATAAGATGTAGCGCCAAATTTTACAGCATCGTCTTTTTTGAGGTATTGAACCTTGCCCATAACGGCGAGGATTTTTTTAACCAATGTCATTTAACGCTAAAGCCTCCCTCCGTAATCTGCGCTGTAGCTCCGTCTACAACCTCGCCCGTATCAGCCAAAACGCACACGCCGCTAACGGCATCCGGGATTAGCTGCGCTTTCAAATCAGCCCACGCTATTGCCTCTTTCGTTTTAATCAGCCCTACACGCCCGGTAGATTTCGCCCAATTCACAAGCGCCGCCTCATCTCGTACAAGCTCTACGGAGGGCTTTTTTTCTACCAGTGTGCAATTTAAAAGCCTGTAGCTGCGTTGCGTTTTGGTTTCCTTTTTGGCATCGTCTGCAATGCAGCCCATATAACTGCGCAGGCTCTGTAAAAGCCATGCGGTTTCTGCCTCATATCGCCCAATAATAAGCTTTTCCTGTGCCGCCAAATCGCTGCGTTCCTCTGCAACGAGTAACAACAGCCTGTCACGCTCTGCGGCAGCACGTTTAATTGCCCTGCCTGCCCAATCGGCTGTTTTATCATCGTGTACGGTAAAGCCTGCGCCGTTGGCGGTTTCTATCGCCTCTAGGCTCTCGTTTCTGATATCGTCCATTTGTTTGCGTTTATCTCCTTTATTAAATTGGTTAGCGCCTGCTGTAGCGCCGGGGTATCTACGGTAATCGTTACCGCAGTTATGTTTATTTCCTGTCCTGTGGCAGATACGTTAATCACGTTTGCCATTGTGCTGCCTCCCTGCCGTTGTTCAATATTGAACTTTTACAGCAAAAAAATAATCAGGGATTTCTACAGGCTCAATGCCTAGCAAATCGCAAGCCTTTGCTATTTCGTAATCTTTCCAGTGCTTTTTACTGTTGAGCTTGTTAGAAATAGTATGGGTAGAAATGCCCATTGCCTCCGCAAATGCAGCAGCCGTTGTAAACCTCTCCACGATTCTGCCCCGGAGCTTGCTATAGTCAAATGCCATGTTTTCACCTCCTTTACATATGTTCAAAATTGAACATTTGATATTTTAAATATACGCCTGTTGTTTGGCGTTGTCAATATCAAATGTTCAATTATTTTTAACTTTGCTTTTACTGAATGAAACTAACTTTCTTTAGCTCTGCCTGCCGATAGCTTGCAGCAGCATTTCCCGGAGGCGGTTATATGCTGCCTCACTACCATCAAAATCCGCAGGGTTGATAGCGTTTAATACCTCTAGGGCGTGTGCTGCGCCGTATTCTGTGGACAGCTTTAAGATATCGTATGAATCCATTGTTAGCCCTCTTTCAGAAACACAACAATATTATTGTTGCTGCCTGTGGTAATGGCGCTAATTTCTGCCTGCGCCAAATCTTCCGGGATACTGTAAACGCTGCCGTAGCGCTTACAGCTACGTGCGCTGTTTACCCAATCCTCGCCGCCGTAGGCGTTAACCTCTACAGGCGCTGTACCCTGCGCAATCAGCAGCGTATTAACGGATACAGCAGCCAATTCTTTTATTGTCATTAAAAAACCTCCTTTATTTTACGGGGCGGTTTGTGCCGCCCCGGTGTTTACTTACTGAAATACGTTTCTACCAGTATTGCCGCCCTCATCTGCATTTGCGTTGCCGTATAAAGGCAAGTAGGAACGGAGGCGTAAAGCTCAAAAAATTTGCCGTCCTCGCTGATTTGCCACAAATCAATATCGCCGCAGCATCTACCATAATCGCAAACCGTAACAAACAGCTTTTTATCTATTACAACCTTAAACGGCTCATGCTCAAAATGATAGCTTTCAAAAACAAGTGCGTTGTAAATCTCCGTTACTCCCTCGCCGTATTCGTCAACCGGGCAGCTTGTTTTAATTCTATCGTTGTAACTTGCGTTGTGAAAATTACAAGCCTTTTCTAAATTTTTAAAAAGCTCTGCCCGGAATTTAGCAGCGTTTTTAATTGCCATTGTGTTACCTCCTTAATAATTCCATGTATCACTGTAAAAGTAATACGTATTGTTAATTACTATTGTTAAATCTTTAAACTTTCCAATCCACTTAACCCGGCGGCTGTACTGCTTTCCGTTAAGCTCTACGGTAACCGTGCTGCCCTCTGTCCAATCGCCTGCGATTGTTGTTAATTTGAAATCGTGATTTTCTATTTCGTGCTGCCTATTGAATGTAGTCTTTTCTATTACGCTAAAACTTAAAACCATTTGGTTTTACCTCCTTTAATTAGGGGAGGGGTTAACCTCCCCGGTTAATTACATTTTGCAAAAATAAAACTTTCCGAAAAATCTAGCCCGTGTGTACTGTTTTCCGTTGCTGTCCTCCCAAACAATAGCGCCGTCATCCATAACGCCGTATGCCTCGCAAGTAATGCGGTTATTCGGCTCGTGCGGCTCATCTAAAAACCATTTGCCGTTAACGTACTCCGCAACGGGGAGCGTTTGTTTTCTCATTGTTTTACCTCCTTTATTTCTCGTATTTCTCGTATACAAAAACGTAATGCCCGTACGAATTGCTATCAATAGGCGGCTTGCAGGTTTTTTCAAAATCGGCTTTAAGCTCTGCCGCAGTGCCGTTAAATTTGTAGTTATCCCAAACCATGGGCGCATCGCCTGCAACGTTGCTTGTTACTACTACCAAAAATTTTTTCATGTGTTTAGCCTCCATACACTAAAGTTTAATTAGGATGTACTAAATATACTACAGGTATCTACCTATGTCAATAGTTTTATTCAACTTTAATAAACTTTTTTACACGGCTATTGAATTTAAAGTGATTTACTGCTATATTTAAATCGGAGGCGATAGTATGGATATACAGCAGCAACGAGTAGCAACGCCTGCGCAGCGTATCCGGGAGGCAATGAGCCTGCGAGGGTTACGGCAAACTGATGTAGTAGATAAAGCGCAACAATACTGCGATATCTATCACATTAAATTTGGTAAATCCTCGCTATCTCAATACCTAACGGGTAAGGTTGTACCCGACCAAAGCAAGCTATTTATTTTAGGCATGGTTTTAGATTGTTCGGAGGCGTGGCTAATGGGCTACGATGTTCCGATGGAAAAGACGAAACAAGCCGCAGCAGCAGCCAAAGCTAAAGCCGATGTTATACACTGGTTAGAGCATGAGGCTACTAAAGCAGAAATAGTAGAGGTTATAGGCGCTGCTACTCGCATCCTCTCCAAATAACGCAAGAGGATGCCCAATAATACGGGCATCCTCGTTATTTAATCTATATCTATATCTGTATCGCATATGCGGTTAACTAAAGCTATTGCAAGCTCTACAAGCTGCTGCCGTGGTAATTCTGCCGTTGCTGCCTGTCCACAGGCTATTAGCGCCTCTGTAGTCATTTCGCTATAATCCATATAACTACCTCAAAGCGCCATTAAAAACCGTGTTACTATATCCTGTGCTGTTTCCCCTGCTAGGGCAAAAAGCAGCGCAAAAACGTGCGCCTGCTCTGTACGTGTAGCTTGTTTAAACCGGGCTACGGCTGCGGTTACGTTATCGGGCATATGCGTACCTCCTTAATTAAGATGGCATTATTTTAACGCATTACCATTTAATAACAATTCCATATGCGCCGTTATTTTGGGAATAAAACGGCAGAAAATGAGAGGGGCGGCAATGTTAGAACAACGGGAAATAGAGGCAGGGTTAGCCGATATGCTGCGCAGCCTGCGGCAGAAAAAGGGTTACAGTAAAGAACGTATAGCCAACGAGCTATACATAGATGCAAGGACATGGGCTAGATATGAACGTGGCGAAACATCGCCAACGGCAGCAGAGCTAATACGGTTTTATTCGCTGCTTAATGAGGATTTGCTACGCCCGGTGTTAAACCTTATTTACCCTAACGTTTACGGCGAAATAACAGATACAGCAGCCATACGGCAGGCGGCAGCACACTATTTAAATAACGTTGCATCAGATAGGATTTTAAAGCAGTTAGAATTTATAGCTATTGGAGGGCATGGCAGCAATATAGCGCCGCAAATGCAGCTATTTACGGCTATATGCCATTTGCCAATAGCATACCGTATAGCCGTTGCAGAGCTTGCGCTAACGCTGTACGAGGTTGCGGATAGCCGTAACGAATTGGTATGTAACGGCAAAATCATGCCCGATATAGATTTACTAAAGGACGGGATAACGGCAGCGAAAGCAGCAGCCGCAGAATTTAGCGACAGTTATACAACCGTTAGCAAGTAGGAGGGCGCAGCATGATTATAGCAGATTTGTATTGCAGGGTATCCACAGCAGAACAAGCGCAGCACGGTTATAGTATAGGTGAGCAAGAGGAACGGCTGCGTAAAATAGCAGAGGCTAACGGATGGGTAATAAACGCCTGCTACGTTGATGCAGGATTTACAGGCGCAAACCTAAACCGCCCCGGTGTGCAAAAGCTTATAGAGGATGTAAAGCGCAAGGCGGTTAACCTCGTAGCCGTGTATAAGCTCGACAGATTAAGCCGCAGCCAAAAAGATACGTTATTTATAATAGAGGACATTATAATTAAAAACGGCTGTGCCTTTTACTCTATGAGTGAAAAAATAGATACTACTAGCAGCCTAGGGCTTGCAATGTTAGGCGTGTTATCGTGCTTTTCACAATTAGAAAAAGCCACTATAACGGAACGTATGCAATTGGGCAGAGATGCACGGGCGAAAGCAGGGAAATACCGTGGGGGCGCTAATATACCTATTGGTTACCGCTATAATAACGGCACACTTTCCGTAGACGATTACGAGGCGGCTATCATTAGGGATATGTATAGCCGTTTTCTCCGGGGCGAAAGCTGTAGCAGCATAGCAACGGCGCTAAACCGTGATTATTCTTTCCGTGTGCAGAATTATACAGCCTGCAAGGTTAAGAGGATTTTAACGCAGCCGCTATACATTGGGCTGCAACGTTGGAAAGGCGAAATTTACCCCGTAGCCGATTGCCCTACTATAATAACTGTAGAACAATGGGAGGCAGCGCAGAGGGAGATTAAACGCAGGGAAAGCAAAACCGTAGCGCCGCCGCAGGGCGGCATAGCCTTGCTAACTGGTAAACTATTCTGCGGCTGTTGTGGCGCTCGTTACGGCTCTATTTCAAGCGGTAGCAAGCGCAGGGGTAAACGTGATGTACGTTATTACTGTTACAGCAGAATTAACGCAAACCACAGCCGTAAAGCGCCTACGTGTAACAATAGAGGATGGACAGAGGCAGAATTAAACGCCGTTATAATAGGCGAGGTTAAAAAGCTGCACTTTACCGGGGTAGCGCCAATGCCTGCCGCAGAGGATGGCGCTAAAGCCATTAAACAGCGTATAAAAGCAATAGATAAACAGATAGATAGGTTAATAGATTTGTACGCCTCCACCCGTGTTAATAGCGAAAAAATAACAGCTAAACTAAACGCATTGCAGGCAGAACGGGATACAGCAGCCGCAGAGCTAGAAAACATAAAAAAGCCCACCGGGGAAATTAACCCCGATGAGCTAAACGCCGCATTATCTAATTTTAGCGAATTGTTAAATAGCCTATCAGATACCGCCATAGAGCTACGCCCGGTGATTAACCAGTTAATAAAAGGCATAACGCTAAACGGCGATACTGTTACTATACAATGGGCGTTTGAGTAATTTTTTTAGCCGCCGCACTTAACACGTAACAACCGTTAATATAAATGCTACGTGTTAAGTTTCACGCATCTGCCGCAGTATTTTTGCGTATTCAACGGGATAAAGCACGGCTATAGCTTTCATATGCTCATTCATTACGTTTAACAAATGCTCATAATCGCAAGCCCGTGCCGCTGCCTCAAATTCAGAGGCAGGCGTAGGCGCTGTTACTGTCCTAGCCGCAGGCATTGGCATTTCCCGGGGCGTATCTGCGTTTTTTACTATTTCGTATAGTATAGCTAGTTTCTCGCAATCTGCCCACGTTGTACAGCCGTTTTCTAGCCGTGCGATTTCTGCCCGTATCTCGTCATAATCTAGCATAGCAGTTAACCTACACGTTCTACCACTATATTACTATTAGCAGCAGATAACGGCAGCGTACCGTTATTAGTAACGCTAACGGTTGTACAGCAGCATTTTGGTACATCTACAAGCACGGTAGCAGATACGTTAAAATACTCGCCTGCTGCCGCAGGGGTAGCAATCATAGTAGCAGCTTGCAGCGCCTCGCCGTTTGCTGCAATCGCCAAACTAACAGCGCCTACGGTTGTAGAATCTGCAATATTACCGCCGTATGTTACCCTGTAACGGGCTTTGCAGCTACTACCGCCCCGTAGTGTTACCAAACCAGAACCGTTACGATGTAGAATGTTACAGCATCCGTTAATAACGGTATCGGTAAATAGAACGTTAGAGCCTGCCGCTACGGTTTGTGCGGCATTTGCGGTATATTCTGCCATAGCGATACCTCCGTTAACCGCAGCCACAACCGCAGCCGCTATAGCTGTACGGGTTTGCTACAGTGTACGCAGGGATAGGCGAGGGGCGCAGCGCCCCGATGATGTAATTATTCTGTGCTGCCTGCGATGCCGCCAACTGCAAAGCGCTAATAGCCTGCGCCTGCTCTGCAATTTTAGCATCCTTTGCCTCGATACGTTGGGCGTTGAGGGCATCCAAAATACTACGGGTGTTATCTGTAGCGTTTGCGATAATATCACGTGTGCTGCTTTCAATCGCCCGTTGTGTAGCACAGGACTGCGTAGCGATATTATAGCCCGTTTCTGCAAAGCCGTTGCTAACAGCCATAGCGTTAGCATTAAGCTGCGCCATAACTGCCGCCTGCTGCTGCGCTCTGCTTAATTCTGCCCCGGCAAACCCCTGCGCCATCTGCAAATCCGTGTTTGCTGCAAGCCTTGACTGCTCATAGAAACCGCTGCACAGCCCGTTGTTAACCCCATCTATTTTGCGCTCTACTTGCGAAAAATCAGAGGCTAAAACGTAGTTATCTACAGCCCCGGCGCTGCCGTTTCTGCCGTATCCGTTGCCGCCCCATCCAAAAAGGAAAAGGAAAAGGATAATAATAAAAATGCCGTTATCGCCCCCAAACAAACCGCCGCCGTTATTCATTGCGGCATAATCAGCCGGGGAAAGTGTTTCAAGACTCATTATAAAACCACCTCATTTTATATTTAACTGTGCGCACAGTTATTTTACTGTTGACAATAGGTAAATACCTATGTTAATATTAGGTATCTTAAATTATTAAAAGGAGTATACACAATGAAAAATCATTATTTCATTATTGACGAAACCGCAGGCGATATATACGAAACCGCAGCAGGCACTAACAAGGCAGCCGCCATTAAAGCAGCCCGGGCAGAATTTGAGGCGCTAACGCAGCACGACAAAAACCGCCGCCGCAGCTTTTACGTTGTACGTGCAGAATTGGACGAGGACGGATATATTAATTATGATACGGTTTTTACCGTATACACCGTAAAGTAAAGGAGGCAGGCACATGGCATACGAGGCGCAGGCTAAATACGATGCAGCTAATACAGTGCAGATTAGGCTAAAGCTCAACGTTAAAACTGATGCTGATATCATCGAGCGTTTAAACGCTGTTGATAATAAGCAGGGCTATATTAAATCTTTAATCCGCAGCGATATGCAGAGCAAATGCAAAGCCGATTAACGGGGGAGGTTAACGCCTCCCCTGTTTTATTTTATAAACTGCTGTAGCTGTCTAGCCGTTGCAGCAAATTGGTTATACTGCTGCTGTGAAAGCTGCCCGGAATTTAGCAACGCCTGCACAGCCTGCCGAGGGTTACCGCTGTAGGCGTTTTTAAATTCGTTGAAACGTTGCAGCATTTGGGCTAACTGCGGCTGCTGCGCCGCTGCGTTTAGCTGATTGTATAGCGGTATCATTTGCTTCCCTCCAATGCCGTTATTTTAGCCTCTAGCCGCTTGATATCGTCCAATGTGGCAAACTGTAACGGCTCTGCCGTAGCTGCCGCCTGCTGCGGTTTTTCGGCGCTCTGCTGCTCTGTGTAGCAAAACACCCGTAACGGCAGCGGTATGCCTGCGCTATCTGATGATTTAATAAAAAATCGTTGGCTTTCGCTGTCCATGAGTAACACAGATTGCCCCGGAGCTACTAGGTAGCTTTTAGCGCCGCTTTCGCCCTGTACCCAAATAATTTGGCTTGCCTGCTGCTGTGGCGCTGCCGCAGGCTGTGGCGTTGGCTGCTGCATAAACTGGTACGGGCTGTAGTAGTTATACATTGGCTTTCCCCTCCTTTATCGTTGACTATATCATATGACAAACGGAACGGTTTTAACATCAATTAAAGCCACAAATAAAACACAAAAACGGCATACCCGTTATTAGGTATGCCGTTTGCTATTCTATTGTATCTGATAGGATTTTAACCCACTCATAGCCGCCCCATGCTTTCGCCAAACGTTTACGGGCTGCTGCCCATCGGCTTTGCATTGTGTTAACTGAAACGGGCGGCTTTGCTGCCTCTGCTGCATTTTCTATTGTTAGCCTCTGTATGCCGCATAGCCGTACCGCCTCTAATTCCCGGTTATCTAGCTGCGCAAGTGAAAGCGCAAAATCTACCAAATCACGCCAATAGTAGCGCAGAAAACGCTTTACGCTGTCCTCATCCATATAGCAGCCTCGCTATAACTGCGGCTAAAATGCCGATTAACGCCGCCTCTGCAAGCGCTACACGCTGCCATGTGCGCAGCCGTAGCTTGTATTCCTTGCAGATTGTTAGCGCCGTATCAAGTGCTAACTTTACCCCGGTTAGCTCTCTACCGTTATCGTCTGCGCTCATTCCGCAGCCTCTACGCCCTCAAAAATGGCGTTATTCATATCGTATACTGCCGCCTCTATAGCTGCCTCTACATCTGCGCTCACGTTAAAGCCCTTATCTTTAAGGAAAGTAATAACGTAGTTTTTCTTTTCTACGCCTGCGCCTGCATTTGTAAATAGCTGCTCTGCTGCGTTAACAGCAACAGCCGCCCACGTAAGCAGGGCTTTTGTTTTTTCCTCGCCAATTTTGGCGGTAATCCATTCCCGGAGGACAGGGATAACAACCCCGGTAACCGCCGCAACGATAATAGTAATAACTGCCTTTACGATTGCATTAATAAGCATATCCATAGTTAACGCCCCTTTTCTAAATCATCAATTTTTCTGCTGATATCTTTAATAGTTTCTGCCTGCATTTGCACTATAGTTTCCACTTTAAACGTGCGCTCTACAATGCTGTTATGCTTTTCTACTTGTTTTCGTAGCTCTACAATTTGCTCGTTAGTAACAGCCTGTGCCGTTTGCATTTGGGCTTGTATTCTGTCATTGCCTGCACGGTTGGTAATGATAACGGCGATAACGCTAAACAGCCCTGCAATTACTGTGCCGATTAATTCCACATTCATACGGTTTTACCTCCTTTTAAAAGGATAGCCCACTCCGTTGCAGAAAATATCCCGTTCTGCGTTAAACCGTGCGCCTTTTGGTATCGCCGTACTGCCCCGGCAGTTAATGCGCCTGCTATGCCGTCTGTATCCAGTGCCTCGCCGTAAAAGGCGTTTAGCAGGGTTTGCAGCACTTTCACATCATGGCAGCGTGTGCCGCTTTTAATCTCCGTTAGCCCTGTTACCTCGCCGTTTGGTACGGTTGGTTTTGCAGGCGCTACGGCAGCTACAATATTAACGCCGCCCTCGTTATTTGAGGATGCGCTAACGTATCTATATACCGTTGTCCACGGGTAATTATAGTAGGCTTGCACCCGTATCTCATCGCCCCGGCTATCGCCTGCCTGCCCGTCTGTATCTGTACGAGCCTGCACGATTTTGCCGCCGCCGATGTATAAAGCCGTGTGGTTTATATGCCACAGGATATCCCCGGGCTGCAAGCTGTTAACGCTGTTGTTTACCTCTATAAACCCGTGTGCTTTCAAATCAGCAGGCATATTGCCCGTATAGGTACAGGACAGCTTTACCCCTGCCTGCTTGTATGCGCTGATAACAAAGCTACTACAATCGTAATCGGGCGTACCCCATCGGTTAGCCTGTGAGTATCCGTGGCTATTGTCTGCGGCAATCTGTTTAGCCCACGTTACCGCCTTTTCAGTAATGCACATATGCGCCCCTATCTAATGTTAATATCATCTGTTAACGCCAATAGGACAAGGAAAAGCCACATTATAGCCGCAGCAATCAGCCAACCGTTATTATACATAGCTACCCCTCCTATTATCTAGTTTAAGCATAGCCCCGTAACAGGGCGATGTAGCGCCAAAATATTTTTAAAAATAACGCTTTCGCCTATTGACAATAGGTAGATACCTATGCTAAAATTAGGCATACTTAAAGAGGAGGCAACGGTATTGATAAATTCTTTATAGTAAAGGTTAACAAACAATTTAAAACTGTAGAATACAAACGCTATAAATGCGAAGATGGTTTTTCCTCAAATAAAGAAATGTGTTGGAAATTTAGCAGGCAGGGAGCATTAAAAATTATAGACAGGCTAAAATATGAATACCGCCGCAATATAGAAAATATTGATTTTTATATTGAATTGGCAAATTAAAAGCAAAAGCAAAACCGGGGAGGGCAAAACCTCCCCTACAAAAAAGGCTTAAAGTTTAAGCCGAATAAACTTTAATACAAGGAGCTAAAACAAAATGGTTACAGTGTACAGATTTACGATTGTTTGGGATGATGGCGATAGCGCATTTAGGTACGTTGCAGCTACCACAGAGGACGAGGCAATAGAAAAACTTGAAAAATACCGGGATTACGTGGTAGCACATGAAAACGTTATGCACTTTACAGTAATTCCGTACGGCATCGTAGATACAGCAAACGTAATTTATTAAGGAGGTTACGAAATGCCTAAAATTAGACAAATTCCCGAAACGGCAACGTTTCACTATTTCAACGCAAACCCTAAAAACCGCATCTGCGCAGATTGCGTTTACCGGGCGGTTTCAGAGGCGGCAGGCGTGAGCTACGTAAATGTTGTTACTGATGCTGCGTTAATCCATTTGGATACTGGCTATATACCTACGGATAAACGGGGTACGGAACTGCTGTTAAAGCGCTACGGTTTTGGCAAGTATAAGCAGCCCCGGAAAGCAGATAACACTAAATACACGGGCGCAGAGCTTTGCAGAGCTTTAACCGCCTGCGTTGATGATATCGGGCTAGATAGCCTGCGGTACATTAGCGGTATCGTTATTAACATTGGTGGGCATCATGCAACGTGCATTAAATGGCACGATGGGCAATTCAAAGTGTTTGATATTTGGGATAGCAGCAGCGGTAGCGTTGGTAATATGTACATGGACGATTTAACCGCAGCGCAATTAAAAACTGTTTTAAAAAAGATTGGCAGCATTTAAGGAGGTAACAAAATGCTTAACATTAACAAGCCCCTGCCGTTGTACGAGGTACACGATGCCATGAATACGGATATTATCATAGCCCTCTGCCAATTGTACAGCAAACCGCAGCTAGGCAAAATCGCCCGGGCTAACGTAACTAAACTGTGCGATGAATTGGGCAGGCGCAACGTAGTAGATTGGGAGGATTTTGAAACGGAATATATGCAGGCTTTCAAATTCTGAAAGCAGCAGAAAAGGGAGGCGTAAAGCCTCCCTGTTTCTTTTATTGGTTAGGTAAACGTTTCCGTAATAGTGTGCGTTTCCGGGCTGTAATCATAATGTACGCCCGTGCTTGTATCTTTTCTGTTGCCCCTAACGATAGTTATAGAGGCTTTGATTTCCTCTATAAGCTCGTTATAAATTTCATCGTCTGAAAGCACTACTAGCTGCTCTGCTGCCGGGTTATCTATTTCGCTCCAATCTGTTAATTTAACAGTTTTTGAGGACATAACAAAATTAGTTTGTATTTCTCCGTTTGTTAAAATTTTGCCCTCATCTGCCTCTAACACGTATGTGCCGTTAACCTTGTATGTTTTCATGGCTGTTACTCCTACTTAAATTTAATCGCAATCCAATTATACGTGCCTGCCCTCCATCCGTAGTTAGTGCTAGTATTGAATGAGCAAACCGTAGCATAACTTGAGGTTAACGTTTTAATAGCGTATGATTGGCTAACGTTTCCAACTTGCACATTCGATGTATTAGTAGTGTGATAATATACAGTATTTGGTTATGTTGTACCATTCCATGAAAAGCGTTGACATCTAACAGCGCCTAATACTGTATATGTCCTAGCTATATTTGAGGGCGCATAAACTATAAACATATCCGGGGTAACCATTAACCCGTGCTGTATAGTAAATGATGTGCCGCCCATGCAATCGCTAGAAAGCGTTACCGTACCGCTTTTACAGGCTTGTACATCAGTTTCGGAAAGTTTAGCCGTTCCTGTAATGTTAACGCCGTTACAAGATGTAAATGTTTTTCCCTCTGCCACATCAGAGGCAGCAGCAGTGCCTAGCTTTTCGGTTGCCTGCTCGTTTGTAATCGTAACGTATGCATTCGCAATAGCATTTTTCCAAAACTCTACGCTATTGTTTAAAGCCAATGTGATAGCACCGTTAAAATACGATGCAGACGAAAAAGTTAATTCTGCGCCAACTGCTGCGCCTAAATGAGGCAATGTGCCTGTTACCGGGTTACCGTCTGCATCGTGCGCCGTTACGCCTTTTTTTAACGAATCTGCTGTTACGGTATCGTTTGAGGTATCAACGCCGCCGCCCTGCCCGTAGCCTGCTGCTAACGTTCTAACTGCATCGCCTAGCCTCGTATCACTCGCCCCTGTAATCCCGTTTGCATAAGTAGTTAACGCCGTTATCTGTTTGAATAACGGGCGTGGATTTACTGTAACCTCGCCTGCCATTAAATCACCCCTAACGCTGCGCTATAATCCTCTGCGGCAGCATCCCATAACGCTATTTTATCTGCCGTTATACTGTCCAACGCCGTGGCGTTACTGTGCGTATGCCGTGCTGCTGTATTCTGCGGCACATCAGCAGCCGCAGCCCGTGCCGTTGTATCTACTAGCTCTATACGTTCGCCGTTTTCTGATTTAATGTAACCGCTAGGGTTTGCCATGTTAACCCCTCCTGTTAATGCACTAATTCAAAGTGCGTAATAGCGCCAAATTTAGAGGGCGTACCATCCGTTACGGCTTTATACGTACCCTGCGTTAACTGTGCGTATGCTCTGCCGCTTGCGCCAATTTTATATACGCAGTAATACACGCCTGCTGTAACGGTATCGCCCTGCACGTACTGCCGAGGCTCTGTTAAAGTGCCTGCGCCTGCCCTCTCTGCGGTAGGCAGCCAAACTATAACGCCATCCACGATGGCAGGCGAGGTTTTAACCTCGCCGTTATCTAGCTTGTTTGTTTTGTCCTCTGCCAATGCAGCAATAAGCAATTGCAGTTTATCGCTATCTGCCATATCTGCGGCTTTGCTTTCCGCATAGCTCTGCGCTGCCGCTACCTCTGCCGCCTCTACCTCTGCCTGCTGCATTTCTATGTACTCGCCGTTTACGTATTTAAGCATCTTTTATACCCCACAACTCCCAATCAACGCCGTAACCCGTACTATAAAGCCATTTCCACTCTATCGAGTTAATGCTATCTGTTTTTTCCCCGTTTTTAACTCTGTACTCGTTTGTTTGGAAAGTGCAAGCGCCGCCTGCGGTAGCGTAAACAGGATACCTAACGCCGTTTGCATCGTACAGATACGGGCGCACTATTGCAGTTATGCACAGTTCGTTTAAATCATCAATAAACCATGTGTAATCTTGATATATTTCAAAATTGTAACTTGTATTATCTGTTGTAACGGTAGTGCTAGACTGCCCCCACGGTTTAAACGTTGTAGGGATAGATTGAAATGGATTTAAGTAAAAATCACTTTGATTTGATGCATTATTTTTACGGAAAAAACCGTTTTTATCTATGCCGTTAACAAGGGGAGCATTAGAGGCATAGTTAATGCTGCCTGTGCGCATGATTTTTGCTTTCCATCGCACTTTTTTATACGCCATAGCATTGCCGCTAGAATCTGAATTAATAAGCAGTGACGATACAGGCTTATCGGCTGTTATTTCTCCACTCTGTATAAGCTCCCAATTTTCTGCGCTACCGCCACTACCGCCGCCGCTGCCTTTAACTACAATATCGCCGCTTTCGTCTAACTCCACGCTAACAGGCGTACCGCTACCGCCGCTGCCGCCTGCGTCCCATGCGGCTATTTTTTCTGCCGTAATGGTATCTAATGCGGCTTTATTGCTATGGCTGTGCCGTGCTGCGGTATTAGCGTTAATATCTGCCGTTGGTACTGTAGGTATAACCGTTGTATCGGGCAATGCGCCAACCTCTGCCGCCGTGTGCGTATGTGCGGCAGGGGGGAAAGTATCGGGCTTTCCTGTGATATCCTCCCATGAGCTTGCGCCGCCTGTTACGTTTAATTCCGGGTTAGCGTGTTTGCCGTCTGTCCTAACGTGCCATGATGTACCGTCAAAATAGCACATCCACGTACCAACCGGGATAACGTAGTTATCTGCCGTAATCTCTGCGCCGTTTAGCAACAGCGGTTTAGCGCCCTTACTATTCCAGTTAAGCGTAACGGAGGCTTTAGCAGTGTTAGCGTATCGGAAAATAACCGGGGCGGTTAACCCTGCCTGCAAAACATCCCACGGGTACGTACCTGTTGCAGTTTTCGCTGCCGTAGCTGCCGCAGTTTCGCACGTAGCAATATAGGTATTGCTATTAGCATCGTATAACCGATGCAGCGCACCGTAGCTGTAGTACGTTGTTTTGTACGTGAAAATAACGTTTTGCGCCTTAACAAAATAAGTGCTGCCTGCACAAATGCTCGTTGTATATTCGCACAAAGGATGCCATACGCCTGCCTCGCCAATACGCACACGTACGTTACGGTATGCGCTCGTTGCTACTTTAGTGGTAAGCGAAAATACATATAACGCACCCTCTACCCACTCTACGCCCACGTTATCGGCTATAGTAATGTTAGTGTATCCGTAGCTCGTGCTATACGGCGCTACGCCCTTTGTAGCATCGGTAGTAAGGGTAAACATATCCTCACTAATGGCATAGCAATTACGGGGCGGCATATCTGCGGCAACGGCGGCAGCTATAGTAGCTTTATCGGCATCGGTTAGCGTGTACGCATCGCCCTGCTCTCCCTTTTCGCCTTGCGCCCCTGTATCGCCCTTATCGCCCTTTTCGCCCTTTTCGCCTTTTTCGCCTTGTACGCCCTGTATGCCTTGTGCGCCCGTTTCGCCTTTTTCGCCTTGTATACCCTGTGCGCCTGTATCGCCCTTATCGCCTTTTTCACCCTGCGCCCCGGTATCGCCCTTTTCGCCTTTTTCTCCGGGCGCTCCGTCTACGGGTAACCTGTCGATAGCATCCAAAATGCTTTTATTGCTGTGGTTATGCCGTGCGGCAGTGTTAGCGTTAATATTTGCCTCCACATCCGCAGGCAGTTTACCACTTGCTTTTCCGAGGACATAGGCTAATTTTTCCGCAATAGTCATACCCATAAATTAGCCCTCCGCATTAATAAACGCATCTAATACGCTATCGATATCGCCTAACTGCCGCTTAATCGTTGCAATCTCTGCGTTAGCTGCTGCGATACTGGTTTGCAGAGCTTGTACGGCAGCAGTTAACGTGCTATCAGCGCTTGCCCGTACTGTTGCCTCTGCTGCAATTGCATCAGCGTTATTATTTGCTTTCGCCGTTACCGTATCAATAGCGCTTTTACGGGCTGTAACCTCTGCCGTTATATCGTTTGTATTTGCTGTAATAGCGTTTGCCTGCGCCGTATTGACGGTATCAATAGCTGCTATTTTGCTATCTATCTGTGCCTTTGTATAAGCATCCAACGGGTTAGCCTGTAGGTATGCGGCTATGTTGCTCTGTAACTGCGTATCGGGTACGCTGTATGCCTGCATTGCAGCTTGCAGCGCCGTTACCGCTGCCTGCAATTGTGAGTAAACGGGCAGCGTTGGCGTTGTGGAGGTATCCCCGGTAGGCTCTGCGCCTTTAAGGATATCGCCGCAATCGCAGTAAACGGTAGGAATAACGGCAGTATCTTTTACACCGTACACGCCAATTAGCAGCCTGCCGCCTGCGGTTTTGAGGCACTCCCACGGGATAACAATAGTATTGCTATCCCATTGCAGCACATCTTTAACAACGCCGCCGCCGATGCATACGGCGGTTTTAGCAAATCCCTTCCAATCAGCAGAAAATACCAATTCTGCCCGGAGGCTTGTAGAGCCTGTAGTTATAACATCTGCGCTAACCAATTTAGCGTTGCGTTTGTTTACTTGTATTCTCATATTAAACCGCCTCCGTTACACAGATAGTTTAAAGGCTGCGCCATCGCTAGGACATACATACGGCATCGCTAAATGCGGTTTGCCGTCCTCTGTATAAACATACGGCATCGCCGTTTTACTGCTTGCGCTGTTGCTGTCAAACACCCGTACGAAACCACCATACATACCCGATTCTGCAACAGTTACAACGCTTGTACTATACGTTGCGTTAAGATAGTAAACGTTACCGCTGCTGCCCTCTCTCCACGGGTATATATGCACGTACACAGTTTGCCCGGGCATCCATTGCCCTGCAATAGTAAACGTTACTGTTTTAGCTGTTGCGTTTAATACCTCTTTTGTACCTACATTGCTAATCGAGGTTGTAAAACACGCCTGCGTATCGTTAACCGTTGCTGCAAGTGTGCCGCCCTGCCTGCTTATATACGATAGTGTAATTACAAGCTGCGTAGCGCCCGTGTTACCTATAGTAATACCGTAAACACGTTCATATACGCCGCCGTTATATCCTACCGTTGTACTTGTATCGCTATTGCCTTTAAAATACGCCTTTATCGAATTAATAGTAGCCATATGCAGCCCCCATTAACCGATGATTTTTAAATAAATCTGCCCTGCTACTCCACTAGATGGAGGGTCACCAGTGCCGTAGCTCATTTTAACGCCGCCCAATACGGTAGCCGATGCAGGCGGCAGGCTGTAGTTATTAGCGCCCGTTGCAATTCCGTTTAATTTGGTTTTATCGTCTGCGCTCATCAAACCGGGGTTAGAGGTTGTAGCAAGCCCCGGCAAAGTAGTAGCGTTAGCGCCTGCCTCTATGCCGTCTAGCTTTGCCTTATCCGCAGCGCTCATTAACCCGGCTGCGCTTGCGGTAGCTCCGCTATACGTGGTATCGGTAAATTTAGCGTTACTAGGAACGTTTGCAGCAACGGTATATGTACACGCTACGGCTTTACCGCTTGCGTTAATGTAGATAGGTTTCGTAGCAGAGCCTACGGCAGCGGTTACGTTAAGGGCATCGGCTTTGCCTGCGGTTGTGGCGCTGTTAGCCGTGTTAGCCGTTTGTGCGCTTGCTACACTCTCTACGTTATGCGTTGCCTTTACGGTTTCTACGCTTGTTACGCTGCCGCTGCTAATGTAAATGTAAGCCAATGCAGCGCTATAATTGCTATCGCTGCCGCCGTTAATATTGCCTTTAGTAAGCGCAGCAAATGCGCTAACGCTCGTAGCAGAATCAATAGCAACGGTAACCGTACCGCTCGATACGTTAACGGTAGCGTATACCCTGTTAACCGCCTTGCTAGTATCCAGTGTAAGCGATTCTGTAGCAGTAACGGCGCATAGCCTACCGCCAACGATAAAATACCCTGCGGTAACATTGGCTTTACCGCTTGCGCAGCTAACCCCGGCATTTAATACGCCATCGGTTAGCATTGCCGCAAAAATAGCGCCATCGTCTGCCGCCGTTACCGTTTCCCCGGTAAACGTTATTTTTCTAATCATATTTTTACCTCCTGTTAGGCGCTGCCTAACTGCCGTTTAATACGTTCTGTTAGCGTTACGGCTAACTCGCCGCACTCGTAGCTATACCAATCGCTGCCGCTCGTAACGCCCTTGTATGTTACGCTTGTGTAAAATACGTTATCATGCAGCCGCATGGCTAACGGCTGATACAGCGTTAAATCCCGTTCTGATTGAAACGATATTTTATGGCTATTTAGGTTGGCGTTAAATTCTGCCGCTGCAAGCGCTGCTGCATTATCGTCATCATCTGCCTTTAGAACGCTCCACTCGCCTGCCGCCCTGTTTTCTGCCGTTGGTTTAGTCTGCGTTATATCGCCGCTTTTCGTTAGGTAGAACGTAGTTTTAACGCTATCTGTACCTATTACTGTTACTTTAGAAACCTGTCTAAAATCGTAGTTTTCAGACGATAAAACGGTTGTACCATCTGTAAAGAACAAATTACGCACGGCTGTTACAGGAGGCGCAAACGTTATGCGCAGGGTTTGGCTATGGCTACCCTCTAGCCCAAATTTAATGCGTACGCCCATGCGCCTAGCTTGCCGCATTACGAGGTTTAGATTAAATAGCCCGTCCTCCGGGGCGGCAGGGCTGTACGCTGTCGTATCCGTATCTGTGATAGCGATATAAGGCATTTTATAATCCGTATCGCTTTGGTTGATATACTCACGGGTTAACGCATCGGTAATATATTGCCCATACTTTACCGTACCACTAGGCTGCACGTATTCCAACGGGCGGCTAAACGCCTCTATAGCATCTGCTACGGTTAGCGTTGTTGCCGTTTCCGTTGGTTTAGTTTCCTTTATAAACAGCAAATGCCCTGCGCATAGCACCCAATCGCCCGAATAGTTATTTAACGGGATATCGGTTACCACTATGATGCCGCTAACATCCTCTGCCGCCTCTGCCGGGAAACTGTAACGGCTGCTTTTACCCTTAACCTTGCATTTTAGTGTTTTCCTATCGAGTATAAAAACATCCATATTAAACACTCCTGTAATAGTGGGTTATAGTAGCCGTTACAGTGCCGTTTAGCGCATCCGGGCTAGTAATCGCCAATTCGCAAGGCTCTGTGCAAGGCGCACGGAAAAAAGGCTCTGTAGCTATGGAAATGTATTCTAACAGGCTTGCGCTACGCTCCCCTGCGGAATTAACGCCCCATGCGCCTGCATCTGTATAGCTGCTGCTGTATTCTAGGCTTGTGCTTTCAAAAGAGTAGTCAATAGCGCAGCTACCGTAAACCTTGCCCGTATTAACGCCTGTTAGCGTGATTTTAGGCGAGGCTATACGCCCGTTATACCGCAGTTTAATAGCCGCAGGGATATGCCCGGACGGTTGTATAACTGCGGTATATGTGCCGCCTGCGCTCACTGCGTAGGCTTTGCCGCCGCCGTATATATAAGGGTATGTCATGTTATCCGTAGTAGTACCGCCGAATTTAAGTGTAACGGCGGTATCTTTATACCACGGGGTAAGGCAGTTAAATATAACCTTATCGGTAGCCCAACCGCTGCGCTTTCGCTGCGCTTTTTTAATACTTGAAAGCGCCACTTTTCTGCGGTACTCATCGCCAAACGGCTGATAAATTAGGTATAGCTCTGTGCTGCCGAGCATCCAGTTAACGAGGCTTTGATAATTCGCAAATGCGTTAGGCGCTCTAAACATTAGATTGCCTACGATTTGCTGCAAATCCGTGCTAACCTTTGCCACATCGCAAAAACCGTTTTCTAAATCCTGTAGCTCGTTATCTACGGCAACGCCTAACCCCTCTACGCTGCAAAAAATAATTTCATCGTCAACGTTAAGCCCGTAACGTGCGCCTGTTTGGTTTTCCAAATAGTATTTACTAGTAATCATACCAATTGCGCCCCTAACCCGGCATTAACCGCCGCTGCTATATAATCTATCTGCGCCTGTGAGAGATTTTGAGGATAGATGTTAACAACGGTTGTATTACCGCTGCCGCCGTTTCTGTACTCATCAGCTTGCGAGGCAGTTAACACCATTTCATTACGGTGCAAATTAGCAACGAAATTATCACGGGGTACATCGTAGTAGCCCATTGCAGGGCTAGTATTAGGTTTACCGCTGCCGCTATCGCCGCTACCGCCGCTGCCGCCTGTAAGGAAATTAAAGTTTAGCGTAATCCATTTGGTTAAGGCGTTTTTAATCGCCGTCCATAATTCCCCGGCTGCGTTTGCTACCTCGTTAATTTTGGATTTGATACCGCTTTTAATGTTATTGGCAATTGTAGAGCCTACATTTACGGCATCAGAAAACACGTTTTTAATGCTTGCCCAAACGC